AACACTTCATCAAAGAAGTAAGGAATTTGGGTAGGTAGTTTAGCGCCAACCATCATTGGTTGATAATGAAACATACCTGTTGCTTCGTCTCGAAGCTTGTCCTCTTTAGCAACAAAAATAACGTGCATTTTAAGATCTCTAAACCTACGCATCGTTCTAGTCATTACATTAATAACTTCTCCGTAGGCTTGTCGAGGATCTTTAGACCTTGCTTTTTCTTGCGCTAATAAAAGTTCAGACATCTCGGTAACACTATCTAAACAGACAGTATCGTAATCAAGATCTCCGCTTTCAAGCATTTCAGCAATCTGTTCTATTTCTGAAGCTTCTTTAACCTCAATAGCAGTAACATTGTTTGCATCTTTAATAGACAACAAACCAGCTTCCATACTTATGATTAAAGTTTTTCCAGGTGATGTAGCACATGCAGTCGTTTTACCAGCTCCAGATGCTCCATACATTAAAATCTTAGCGCCTTGATTTTCAACCAATTCGCTAGGACTTACAATTCTACTTAAAATATCAGACATTTAATCTTCTCCGTTTTATTTAAAAATACTATTTTAATTTATTTTAATATGAATTACAATGTGTGAACATTAATTTTTTAACGGAATGTAAAATGAGAGAAGTAGACCGAAATCAATGGAAGGTAAACTACCTATGGCGGTTAAAAAGTCTTACCGAAGAAGAGCTTAAATCATTTAAGAAAAAAAATCTAGAACCACAATATAAGGAGAGAGAAGTGCAAAGAATAACTTTGAAGAAGTACATAGAATTTATTGGTACAGAGCCAGCTGCGGAGCTGTTTGATTGTTCAGCAGCGTCAACTAAAGCGTGGAGGTATGGCCTTAGACAACCTTCTATTAAACAGGCAAAAAAAATTATTAAAGCTTCTGGCGGTAAGTTAGATTTTGAATCCATTTTTGGTCCTATTGAAGAAACTAGTGAAAGTTAAGAGTGTTCAATTTACAAGTAACAGCGCAAGACTCTGCGTTGGACTTAGCTCTGGCTTATGCAGAATATGGGATAAGTGTAGTACCTCTCCATAGGCATAATAAAGTTCCGCCCAAAGAATTAGGGGGGTGGCAAAAATTCCAAGAGCGACAGCCGACGACGGAAGAAATAGAGAAATGGTTTAAGGGGCGAGATGATCTAGTCGTCGCTTTAGTCTGTGGCAAGTTTATTGTTATAGATGCAGATACACCCGAAGCGGTAAATTGGTGTGAGGCCAACTTACCAGTAACACCTTTTAAAGTAGCAACAGGTAAGGGGGTTCATTATTATTACAACAATCCAGAAAATTTTACTACTTGGGTAGCCAAAAGAACTGAAGGCTATGATCCAGCCAAGCTTATTGATATTAGAGGTGTGGGTGGTTTGATTGTTGCTCCGCATAATATCCATGCAACAGGAGCTATATATACCCCTACAAGAATTGAAGATTGGGATTTAAATGATGTTGATGATTTACCAAACTTAACTCAAGAATTATGGGTGAAGATAACTGGGGTTGAGAAACTCAACGGCAAACCAATCTCTACACCTTTATCTATTCAAGGTGTTTCTGAGGGCGGCCGTAACGATCAAGCGGCAAGACTGGCGGGTTATTTAATAGCTAAAGGTTTAAATACAGATTTTACAGAGTTCTTTGTGCAGTCTTGGAACGAACAAAACTCTCCACCTTTATCAGCAAGTGAAATATCAACAACAGTTAATTCAGTTCAAAAAACTCATGACAGAAAAAACCAACAAGCACCTGCTTATATATCAACAACCAAAACAGTAAAAGAGCCAGCTAATCTTTATTCTCCGCCTGGTGTATTAAAAGACATTTATGAATACTCAGAAAAGATAGCGCACATATCTCAGCCAGCCATTAGTATGCAAGCAGCATTATCTTTAGGCTCGGTAGCTTTAGGAAGAATGTATAGAACCAATATGAATAACTTTTCATCTTTGTTTTTTATGTGTATTGCTAAGTCGGGACAAGGCAAGGAAAATGTCAAGACAGTTGTTGAAACTATTTTAGATCATGCAGAGCATAGCGATTTAATGGCGGGAGACGGCTATACATCAAGCGGAGCTATCTACAGCTTACTTAGATATAAACCAACTCATATAACTGTTATGGATGAGTTTGGTAAAAGATTGGAAAGCATATCTAAATCTTCTAACTCAAACAAAGAAGACGCATTACAAATTCTTATGGAGACTTGGGGAAGATGTCATGGTGTTTTAAGACCAGATAACTATTCAATGATGACTCTAACCAATAAACAACAAAAAGAAGTTTTAGATAGATCAACAATTAAACCCGCAATCACTTTGGTCGGTATGAGTGTGCCTAAAAACTTTTATGGCGCTTTATCAACAGGTCGTATTGTTGACGGATTTTTAAATAGATTTATTGTTGTTGAATCTCACGTGCCAAGAACTGTCGGCAAAATGGTAGCTTTCGTTGAGCCTCCTCAATCAACATACAACTGGGTTTCACATGTAAGACAGGTTGACAACGAAATGGAACAGATATCTAGAGACAATGCTGAGTTAGATTTTAAACAAAGAATTATAAAGTTTGATGATGATTCAAATGCTTTGTTGGACAGCTTGGCATACAAATTAGTAGATCAGCAAAATGCTTTGGAGAAAGAAGGGCTTGAGGTTTTATTGTCTAGAACAAGAGAAAAAGCAATGCGTTTAGCTTTGATTGGAGCGCTTGCAGATGATAGGAAAGCCAAAACAATTAAAGGCGATATAACTCAATGGGCGATAGATTATGTCTATTACTACGATCAGTTGCTAATAGAGAATTGTAAAGACAAGGTTGCGGGATCTGAAATGGAAGGCCGTATCAAACAGATACTTAGCTTTATTAGATCGCAAGGAGATTGGGGTATAAGTAAGCGTGATATTGATCGACGTGAAATATTCAGATCAATGAAGTCATACGAAGTTAAAGAAATTATAGAGAGATTAAAAAACTCAGGGGAGATACAAGAAAAAGATTTAAGGGCAAAAGGAACTGGGCGGCCAACAAAACGTATTGTTGCGATTGATCCAGAATTTTTTAATGAAGATTGATAGACGCGCTTTAAAAGAAAGTCTTAGCGATGTAGCTGTTGGCGTTGTAATAGCTTTGCCTTTATCTTTTTTTGTTCTTAACATGTGCAATTATTTTAATGCCAGTTTGTTAACCACCTCTGTTATTCAAACAACAGTATTTACGCTTGTTGCGATTGTTCGCAAGTATTGTGTTCGTATTGTATTTAAAAAGGGAGAGATCAATGGATAAACCAAAACCAAAAATGGAAAACATTAACGACCAAAAACGCGAAGAGCGTGTTGCTGGTTTTATAGAAGGACTTTGGAATGTTAGGTGTCATAAGCTACCAGTTAGTTATGGCCTAGATTATTGGTGTGAATCAAAAGAAGTTTCTTTTTGGCTGGAAGTAAAATGCAGAACTTTTGGTATTACAAAGTATGACACTTTATTACTTTCTGCCAGTAAGTTAAGGATGGGTTCAGCTTTATCTTTAGCAACCAACCAGCCGTTTGTAATTGTTTATGCAATGACAGATAGCGTTTACAGTCATACTTGGAAAAGAGATCACATATACGATGTTAGATTTGGTACAATAGCAGAGCCTGTTTATGAAGAAGATTCAGAACCTTATATTCATTTTAACAAGGATGAGTTGGAGTGTTTATCGCCTCACCCGTTGGGTTTTGACAGAGAAGAAATGGGTTTGGTTAATAATTACAAAAAGGATAAATAATGGAAAACACCGCCCGTTACAAAGGTTGGTTTTGGGATCATGTAAATAAAAGAATGTACCGCTGGCATGAGCTAGAGTTACTAATGAAAGAAAGAGATATCAAGGAGAAGAAGAATGCCGATCAACTCAAGAACCAAGGGAGCGACGTTTGAAAGAGACGTTGCTAAAATATTAAACGAGTTTTTTGAATCTGAAGGTATTGACTACGTTTGTAAGCGTAACCTAGACCAATATCAATCTAAAGATCTTTGCGATATAAATATTCCTCATCACGCCGTAGAGTGCAAGTTTTATAAGGAAGGAGACTGGTATCAACAAGGGTGGTGGGATCAAGTCTGCAAAGCGACAGAAGGCCGTATCCCTGTTTTAATTTTTAAATACAATCGTAAGCCTATTCGGGTTTGCGTTCCGTTATATGCAATTAATCCAGAGTGGGACGAAGATAACGATAAGGTAACAGTTATGCCAATCGAAGAATGGTTGGAAGTGCTAAGAAATAACTGGGATCTTTATTTAATTAAAGGTTAGACCGTGTTTGAGAATCTTCTAGCTATGTCTTCGTTTGCTCTGTTATATCCTAAAATGCTAGGGCTCATAATCCCGCCTGCAACAGGTTGTACTTGTGGCAATTGTGCGGATGTTGTTAAATTTGGAAGTCTAGGGAGTGTGCGATTTGTGGTTTGAAGTTCTGTGCCTAATTGTTGTGATATGGCTCCTAGATTAGAGTCTTCGGTTAGTTGACTTATTTCTTCAGCTGCGACTGATCCAACATCTCTAAGACCCCCAACTACATCTCCAGTTAGTTGCATTGGAGCGTATAATCTAACAGCATCTTTAAAAGCTTGATAAACAACATTCACACTTTCAGCGTCTGATTTAGCTAATTTTCTAACAACCGATGGTTGTCTCATAACCATACCAATAACTCCTAATTTTGCTACAGTCGGTAGCATTGCTAGATTAAAAGCGTTAACAGCAATTGCTCCAGCAATTAAAGTACCAGCTCCACCTTTTTCTGGTTCTGTCATTACTCTTAAATCTCTAACTAAGGCTCTTAAACTTTGAGTGGTTTCTTTGCCAAACATTTCATTAAGGACGTTATCGCCCTTAGAGTTTAAAGCTCTCTCTAAAGCATTCGGATCAAATACCTCATCTACTCTTGTACCAGGTCCAGAAGTTAACCTCATCAAATCACGCATGCCTTCTTGTTGAATTTTTTGAAATGTATCTGGATCGTTTTCTAATATTTTTTTCATTTTAGAAATATTTTCTGCTTGGCCATTTCTAAACAAAGTTCCAACCACCTCATCTGGACTTGCGCTAGACACTCTAGTTAAAAATCTGTCTGAGTTTGCTATCGCGAGTTCATTTTCAGCGTCAGTAAATCTTTTTAAAGCTTGGGTAAATTCTTTAGAGTTTAAATCTGCTGATATTCTAGCTAATTTTTCAGCCTTAAAGTTAGTATTAATTTTTAAAAAATCATCTATTGTGCTTTTAAAATTTGGTATGTCTTTAAATATAACGTCTGCGGTACTACCAAGTTTTCCAAAATGTTTAGCAAAGAATACAGGATTTATTTCATTGGTTGTTATATCTATAGAATCTCTAACTGCGTTTTTAATAATGTTTTCCCTTAATCCTTCTAGAACAAGTTTTTTTTCAGCTTCGCTAGGCAAAGCGTTTATAACTTTATTAATTAATTCTGGTCTATTATTTTTAACAACTTGATTAAAAATTGTATCTACGTCAAAAGCACCTCTAGCCGCATCATGTGTAATTTTAGCAATAACAGGATCGTTAAATGCTTGAACTGCTGCTTTATAATCTGCGTTGTAGCCTCTAATCATTTGAGCTGCTTTGGTTACATTTTTAATTGCAGCTTTTTGCTGTCTTCTTGGACCAACTTTTATCATATCTGCAACAAAACTATTTCCGCTTGCTAAATCGTCAAATATTTTATCTATTTCATCTAAGGTTTGTTTTAAATAGTATCCTTGTTTACCAGAGAAAGCTCCTTTAGCTCTGTCAATTGTTAGCAAAGCTCCTCGCACGCTATTTAAAGCTTCTATTGATAGGCCTCCCCCATCTTTTTTAGCTTCTTTAATAACATCCTTAATAACTTTTATGGGGGATGCAGATATTTCATCTGCCAATATTTTGTCTATGGTTGGATTTTTTTTAACCAAGTTATCTACATATCTTTCTAAACTATTTAATTTAATTCCTATTTGTCCATATACTGCATCCAATCCTTTTTTTTGTAAAAAAGTATCAATATTTCTTTCTCTTCTTTGGAATGGTTTAATTACACCCTGTTCGTAGGCTTCTTTTAATTGATCTCTTATCAATCTTCCAGTTGCTGCTGAATCTGGGCTGCCCGAAAAAGCACCCTCATCAATAGCTTTAACAGAATTATTAATAACTTCTCTCAGCTCTTTATTAGCAACATCTGAGTCTCTAGAAAGATTTTTTATATAATCATCTACTTGAGCGCTTGTTAATCTTCCTGCGGTTATTCCAGCTTCAAAGTTTTCTAAAGTTAAATCTTGAGCGTTTAATTTTTCTAAAAATTTTTGCAGTCTTTGGTTGCCATATTCAATTAATTTTTCATCTCTTTCCTTTCTACCAAATACAGTTTCGGCCGCTGCTTGAACTCGACCTGGAATAGATCTACCTAAAGCTCTTTGAGATACTGCTGCAGGAGTAAATGTTTCGATAATTTTATTTTTTTGAGCTTCTTGTACATCTTTAAATGTAGGAGTTCTGCCTAAATTTTTTGCCAAGGTTACTAACTCTGAAGGATCTGCACCTTGAGCAATAGCTCTAGATATATCTACATCTATAATTGGTGCTTTTCTACCTAGAAGACCATGCAAAGCCATACCACCCACCTCAAATAAACCTTGAGATATACCACCTATTGCCGCTTCATACGCTAAATCTTCTGCTACTTCGCCAGCAGATTGTCTTTGCAATCCAACAGCCAACTCTCCAGCCTCTTCAACACCTTTACCACCAGCTGTACCAAGAGCAGATGCAACAGTTCTAGATATTCTGTCATTCTTAAAAACATTTTTTAATAATCTTAAAGCTCTGCCATGTGGTGACAAGGCAGCAACAGCACCTGCGATAGGGCCAACAATTCCAGCCAAATCCGCAAAGTCTCCTTTAGCAAGACCTGACTCATCAATAATAATGTTTTTATCGCTACCACCTCTTATACCAAGTCTTTTTAAACCACTTGGCGTAAGCGCAAAGTTTCCAGATGAATCCCTAGTAAAGCCTTGGCTACCAACTCTATTGGTTAAAACAAGTTCTTTTTCTTCAACTGTTTCAGCTAAGTCTAGCTGAGCTCGTAAACCTGGTGCGTCTACACCTGTTTGATAATCAAAATTTTCTGCGTCAAAATCGCTAGATACAGTTTCGTTTGCTAGATATTTTCTAACGGCCTCTATAGCTTTTGCTTCTTGACCTTCTTCTCCCTCGACTTCAATAAATCTTCCATCAGGAGTCTTTATTTTGTATATCACGATATTTTATTTCCATCCATGTCTAAAGTAATAACTTTAGATCCTTTTTGACCAAATATAGAAGATGTGTCATAGCCTTGTATTCCAACAGGAACTGGCAATCCTTGCTCTTGGAAAAACTCAGCAAGAACTCTATATTTACTAAAAGCAGCATTTCTTCTTTGGGAAACATTAATTTGCTGAGATCTTAAATTTCCTAAAATTTCATCCTCTCTTGTCAATGGATTTTTTAAATCTCCAATAAGTTTTTGAGCTATTTGCCTATCTACGTTTGAAATTGTTCTTCCGCTTTCGCCTGTAATGGTTTTGATATTTCCGTTAGCAATTTGTTCTAATAAAACAATTGCTCTTTCTCTTGGATCAAGAGGGCTTTGAACGCCTGCAAAACCTAACGCTTTTTTATAAACGCTTTGTAATATTGGGGAAAAGCCCGTAATGTCTTTTGTTGTAATAATCCCTTCAACTTGGTCTAATAGTTGACCTGTTAATTCAGATTGCTCAACATCTGCTGCAGAAGCTGCCAAATCTATTTTATAATCAGTAATAACTTTTGAGCTTGGTTTGTCCTTCAATCCTGCTTTGGCGCTTGCTAAACTTATATCAGCTTCTCTTTCTGCTTCCAAGATTCTTTCAGCTTCTCTTTCGTCGGCCGCAGCTACAGCACCTGTTGCAATTCCAGTAAATCTGCCTTCTTCAACAAGACTTTTGCCAATATTTCTAAGGAATCTATCCATATTTTTATTGTCCATATAACGATCTTGAAAATCAGTTATTGAGTCTCTTACTGTTTCAGCATATTCTACGTCGTAATCAGCTTTCGCCATTGCTTCTGTAACAGCATCTGTATCAGCTCCAATAACAGCGTCTATCTCTTCATCTGAAATACCACCCATATATGGATCGGGCGCTACTTTATCTTTTTTCTCTTGTGTTTCTGTAGAGCTTTTTTCTTCTAACTTTTTTAATTCTTCGGCAACTTCTTCTTCAGTTGTTTGAGCCGCTGTTAAACCGCCAAAACCTAATGCTCCTAAAAAACCATATTTAGCGCCAGGTTTTATACCTACGTTAAAAGATGAAAGTTTTGTTGGGTCTAAGCTTTGAAACCCTTTCTTTCCAGGTACTGCTACTCCAGGTTTTTTAACTGAAGTAAAAGGATTTAAAAATCTATTTGAAGTAACTGCTTGAGTAATATATGGAGCAATTTTTTTGCCAGCATATGTTAAAGCACCTCTTCCCCCAGCTAAACCTGCAATTCCTAAACCTGCTTCTTTGACAGCCCTTAAACCCTCGTTTTTTGTTTGCACTTGAAAAGCCTCAACAGGATCTCTTTTAGCAGAAAGAGCAAGATTGATTGGGGTTTCCTTGACCACCTCTCCTCTTGGATTTCTTTGAATAGCTACATATCCTTCGCCTTTTGGCTCAATATTAAAATCTAATTCATACGGTTGAAACTCGTCATACGAATCAACAAAAGGGTTGGTGGCAACATCTCCTGTTGCAAACATTTTTCTTTGTAATACATTCATTTAGCTTCTTGGTCCGAATGGGTTGTAAGGTAGATTAGCGCCTAGGTTATTAGGATTAAAAGTTGGAGCTTGTCCTATACCATATGGCCCGTATGTTTGGGCTGGCAAAGTGTTAGGTAGATTAATTGGGTTTGGAGGACCCATCTGTCCTGCAAATTGTCCGCCAGCTAAAATTTGTTGTTGTCCAGCTGGAGTCGAGGCATTAATATTTGGAGATTGATATAAAGAAGACTGCGGGTTGTAAATATCTGGACTAAAATATGCTTGATTATTTCCGCTAGTTTGAGCAGGCTGATTTGATTGTGGTGGGTTGTACTGAGGTTGCTGATACTGCATCGGCGGTTTTAACGCTTGATATGCACTTAACGCCGCTCCTAGTCCTTGCGATAAAGGATCAACAGGCATGCCGTAAGTTTTACCCACTTGAGTTTTGCTTGCTTGATACTGAGGAGCAAAGCCTTGTACAAACTGAGCGGCCAACAATGGAGATTGTCTTTGTTCAAGTTGTTGAGCATACTGATTATTTAATCTTTGTTGTTCAATACCCCTTTCAGTCGCACCCAAGTTTTCTAACTGAGCAACGTCTAACCCTCTTAATCTTTGTTGAGTTTCGCCTAGCTGACCTAAAGAACTTCCATATCCTGCTAAGTTAGCTCCTATTCCAGCAATCCCAGTACCTACGCCAGAGATATCTCCAGCCAGCTGTCTTGCTGCTGCTGATCTGCCTTGACCTAAACCAAGTAGATCTTGAGCGTATTGTCTTTGAGCTTCAGATCCTTGCGCTCCAAACCCAGCCTCTAGCTGAGCCCCTCTTTGAGCTGCTGATCTTTGATTTTGTAATTCTTGTAATGCTCTTTCTTGAGCAGTATTAAATCCGCCAGATCTAATTTTGCTTAATACGTCGCCTAAACCTCTACCTAAAGATTCTTGTCTTTCTTGAGCTGTTAACCTAGCTCTTGAGCCAAACGCTGATTCGCCACCTCGAGAAATATCAGATGCCCTTTGTTGGATGTCCTGCATTTCTCCAGCTTTTAGAACGTCTTGAATTGTTTGGTCAACAACTTGTTGTTCAAATGGATTGTAGAACTGGCCTGCCATTCTTGGATCGTAACCTTGTAAAGATTGACCAAGAAGCTGTCTAGCTGATGGCCCGCCAAAACCTAAACTGCCAAAAAGACCGCCAAGCCCCGCTCCTAATTGTCCTTCAGCTTGTCCAAAGTAAGGTTGTTGCATGCCGTAAGCGGCTCTATAACCACCTAAAGACTCATCTAACAAACCTCTTTGCGTACCTAAATCAGATATACCTTGCTCTATTAAACCTCTCTGTCTATCTAAAAATGGTTGATAAGAACCAATACCAGATTGAGCAAGTTGTCTTGCTTGTTGCTCTTGCGCTGTTAAGCCAGCTGTTTCTTGTAAAATAGCAGGTTGATCTAAATAAGCTTTTTGAGCGGCTCTTGTTGCTTGATTAATTAAACCTGGCGTATCAGTAGAGCCAAAATATAGCTCTCTTAACGCAGGATCTGAAATAACTTCAGTTCTGTCTATTCCAGATAAAATAGGATCAACGGTCGTTGCCATTATATTGCCTCAAAAATATTCATTAACTCGCGCATATTTTTTACGCCTTCTTCACGTGAAGCGCTGCCACCTTTAATAAGCTCGATACCAGATTTGGTTTTGTTAACGTCAAATGCTCCAGCTCCGCGTGTAGCTTTGGCAGTCATTACAAATTCACCATCACTTAACATCGCTGGTATATCATCTGAAGTTCCAGTACCTGGTCCAGCAGATTCACCGCCGTCTCTCATATCTAGTTCACCAATCATCGTTGCTAAACCGCCTTGATTAAAATATTGTCTAGCCTCACCGCCGTTAGCAAACTCTAAAGCTACAGGTGCAGGAGCTAAACCGAAGTCTGCTCTACTACCGCCTGTT